ATAGTTTTTCAGATTATCATAACCAAGCGTCATTCGAAAAAATTTAGGATGCCCTCCAAAACCATATGATGATCGTTGCTGCACTTTGGACATTTAATATCCTGTTCTAGTACAACAGAAGGTGCAGTAACAAAAAACTCTTTTATCGCTTTTACTTGTTCAAGAGAAAGATCATCGAAAAATGCTTCTAATTCTTCTTTACTAATATTCTCTTTGTTATATGTTTGATTTTCATCATAGATATAATCAAGGTACTCAGAGATAATCTCATATCCACCATCTTGAAACTTGTCATCAAGTAAAGACTGCGGCAATGTCAAAGAAGGATACTTCATGCAAACGCCAATATCTTTTGTCAATGCAATAATTTTATTATGCACTTCATTAAATCTATACTTGATATTTTTTAAATCAAGCGCAAACTCAACAACGTGATTGCAAGGTTCTTCGTTCACAACGTTGGTGCAAGTATACATCAAATCAGATGTTTCTCCGATAGAATTAATTCTTAGATGTATGAAAAACATTTCAACATCAAAGATCGGAAGAGATTCTACATCAATATCATCTACGCAACAATTAGAGATAATCTGTTTAATTGTTTTTAGAATGTCTTGCAAGTCCTCTGATTCCTTTGCCATGAGAAGAAGTTTTTCTTCTTTGACAAGGAAAGGTCTGTATCTAACATTCTTATCTAACGATTTCAAATACACTTCATGAATTGGATGTTCAATTTTCGGTAATGCCATAATTTACTCCATATTATAACTAAATGCCATTTGGACCAATTGGTGGTCTTTCGACTGGTCTTGTTGCAATTGGTCCGCTAAATCCTGTTTGAGTTCTAAAGCCAGTAGCAGTATCTTGTCCTCTGTTTCCAACATTCGGTGGAGTTGATCCACTAGGTACTGGTTCAGATTTTCCTGGAGTTTGTGTTCGCTGACCTGTTGTTGAGTCTGTTCTAGTTCCTGGCAATCCTAAATTAGTTCCAGTGATTCCAGGAACCCAATAATCATATTTGAATGTTACAGGAAGACGATGGATTCCATCATCAGCCCAATTCAAACTCATTGGACCAGTTGAAATTGGGAATGCATTGAACAAGACTGCTGAATATATTTTAGCAGAAGTTGCGGTTGGAAGGTCGCTTGTTGCAGCACCATCGAACTGACAAATTTCTATTTTGGGAGAAGCATAATCGTCTTTGTATCGAACATTATAATTATTGATTGGAATGATTGCATTCATCCATTTATCAAATAGTTTCTTTTCCCACATATCGCCAGCGCAAATGAATGTTAGGTTTATATCTGCAAATCCTGCAGGAGCAGATGCAATTGGGCGCCCAACGCCATATTGACGATTATCAACTGTATTGATGTTATATCCAGGAAGTTCAGTTGCTTCACATTGAAAACGTAACTCAAATGTGGCTAAATCTGCAATTCCAGTTGGTGGTGCGATTCGAACTTCAAACCTTGCAGTTCTTGCAAAATCTTGGTGTCTATTAAAATGATGTAAGAAGTCAGAAACCTTGAACATTACTTTTTATACACCATTTTTTCCGTAGGTAAAAATATCGCTGTTTCCCAGTTATCTGGTTCAATGTAAATTAAAGAGGAACGAATATGACTCGACAAGTATCTTTTAATGCAAGGCTCGATCATCTTATATCTTCGAGAGGCAGAAAGCAGACTGTATGACAAATTTAATCGAGTCGTATCGTCATATTTATCGTTGTTTGCGAATTCGTAGAGTTTGTTTAATAGAGCGAGTCGGTTATAAGGATCAAGATAGTGTAGATTTAGACCGAGAAATCCATCGTCGTACATCTCGATTGGAATCACTAGCGGAAACTTATCCCAGACAGGAAGAATGTCTTTGAGTTTTGGATCGTAGTGATAGAAGTACATACGACCGATAAATGCTTTCGGGGAAATTCTCTTTGCGTCGTTTAGAATGTTCGAACGGTTCGCTGGCATTCGAAGGGTTGAAATCTTACTTCGAAGCCATTCTTGAGCAGCAGATGTTCTTGGTTTGATCCCATATTTCGCAAGATCAGCATTAACCTTATCAATTAGAGAATTTGCCATTAGATACCTAGATCATCTTCTGTTATTACTTTAAAAACCCATCCACGAGGTTTACAGTACTCAAGCGCAGCCTTCCATTTCGCTTCGTTTACACCCCACGTCATAACTTCTGTGATATACCTTTTAGTGATCTTACTTCTCTTTTCTGGTGGACGAGCCTGACTTTTAGGTTTTACTTCTAGAATCATAGACTCTGAGATTCCATTTCTGTTTCTAACCTTAACAAAAAAGTCGGGAAAGTACCGATGCCATCTACTATCTACAGGCGATAAATATGGAATAACTATTTCTTCGTTCGACCACTCAACCACGTTTGGATTCGAATCCAGGTGCACCATTACTCGGCGTTCCCATAGACTACGATACCATATGTTCGTGGGATCACCTAAATATTTATTGGTATTTTTCGGACTAAATTTACCACTATAAGCCATAAAAATATTTATAGGAATTCTCGATGGCAAATCAACAGGCTTCTCCAACCGACGCAAAACGCAATGCTCAAATGACTGTGAGTAAAAATGCACCTACTGGAGTGAATAAGAGTTTAGTCAAAAATCCTTTCAAATTCGACGATCTTCGTTTTCCTCTTAATGTGGGAAATGAGGAAAGAAATCTACATTATATCAAATTTACACCGATGATTCAGAACAAATCTGAATACTCAGTAAAGACTGAAAACGTTGCAGGATTCGCGGATACAAATAGACGCGGTGGGCTGGGAGCTGGATCTTCAAATGCTCTTGGCGCAGATGCTGCAGGGAGAACGATATTGGGTCTGGGTTCTATTCTAACTGGAGAGGCTATAATTGAGAATGCAGGAGAAGCAGTCACTGCTGCTCTTGGTTCTCCAAAAGATTTGGGTAGATTTGTTGGGGAGAAAGCAGGTGGCGCAGTTTCAACAACTCTAGGCGTTGCAGCTTCTTCAATCATCGTTTCAGGAATTGACCTCACTCGCAAAACTCGAAGAGCAGCTGCATCAATTTGTTTGTATATGCCAGATACAGTAACACAACAACTTGTTAACGATTATGATCAAGTCAGTTTGACTGCAGCATTAGGTAAAACTGGGCTCGGAGTTCAAGCTGGTAGTGACATTTTAGGTACAACTGAGGATTCAGTGAAAAGGGGATTGGGTGCAAGTAGAGGAACTGGAGTTGGCGCTGAAATTGGTGGTTTAATTGCAGAAAAAACAGGAAACTTTGGAGCAGGAATCACAGATGTTCTTTTGTTTTCTTCTGGTTTGGCTCTCAATCCTCAGGTTGAATTATTGTTCAAGAACATTCAAAATAGAGAATTTATGTTTGATTTCAAATTCGTCCCCAGAAATGTGAAGGAAGCAGAAAGAATAAGAGAAATTATCAAAAAATTTAGATTCTTTGCTGCGCCAGAAATTCCATCAAATGGTCGCGGTAGATATTTCATTCCACCATCAGAATTTGATATTGAATTTATGGTTGGAAAATATGGAAACTATAATTTACCAAGAGTATCAACCTGTGTATTACAGGGAATCGATGTAAACTATGGAAGCGCAGGACAATGGACTGCATTCCAAGATGGTATGCCAGTAGAAATTAGTATGCAGCTTCGATTTAAAGAAGTCGAAATTATGCACAAGAAACTTATCGACGAAGGTTACTAATGAAGTATTTCGAGTCATTTCCAAGAACAGCATATACGTTCGACAAAAATACAATTAATGTAAATCTTGTTACTAATATTTTTGCTAGAAATACATTTTTGCGAGAAGTTGCAAATAATGTAGAATTATCTTATGAGCATATTATTACTGATGAAGATACACCAGATACTTTAGCATATAAAGCATATGGTGATTCTTATAGAAGTTGGATCATCTTATTATTTAATAACATAATCAATCCAAATTATGATTGGCCAATGAAGACGCCAGTTCTAGATGCATATATCGAGAAAAAATACTCTATGACACTAGAAGAAGCAAAAACAACAATTCATCACTATGCAAGAGAAACAAAAAAAGTTGCCGCTCAAGCAGGTGTTATTCTAAATGAAACTACTGAATCTTCTCGTATAAGTGAATACTCTGTCGACTATGCGACAAATTCTATCGCAACTCAAACAATTTCTTTACCAACAATTGCAGATTCTTCATTAACAATCTCAAGTGAAGTTGTTGCATATTCAGGATATACTGTTACGATCACAACAAAAAATAAAGCAGTTTCTATCTATACTTTTGAGACTGAAGAAAACGAAAAGCGAAGAACAATTCGACTTTTAGACCCAAAGTATCTTGACAGAGTTGAAAGTGAATTTAGACAATTAATGACAAATGGCTGAATCTTTAAATAATTCAACGGATGGTATGTTTGGTTCTAAGGATTTTAAATTTAATGCCTTGGAACTTATAAACTCAGGTGGACAAACTACCGATCTCCGACAAATATATGTTGAGATGCAAATCTTTCAAGACATATATGCAAGTGTCATGTATGGCGAAATTTTAATCAATGACGGTAATGATCTTTTCAGCAACTTTTATCTTGTTGGAAATGAATATCTGAGAGTCAGTGTAGACAAGCCTGGACTCTCACGACCATTTGAAAGAACATTTAGAATCTTCAAAACATCAGCTCGTTCACCAAGTACAGACTCTGGGCAAGTATACAAATTACATTTTTGTTCTGATGAGATGATTTCTTCTCAACAATTACTTGTAAGCAAAGCATATAAGTCTACTAAAATTAGAAATGTTGTAAATGATATTCTTGCAGAAGAACTTAAAGTTGATCCCGCTAGAATTGCATCATTAGAAAATACTTCTGGAAACTTTGACTTCATTATTCCAAACTATCGACCATTTGAAGCAATTCAATGGGCTACAGCTCGTGGATATGATCAAAAGAAATTTTGTTATTTCTTTTTCGAGAACAAAAATGGATTTAATCTAACTTCTTTACAAACTCTTATTAAACAGAAGCCATATAAAACATTACGCTACGAAATTAAGAACTCTGATCGAGATCCTGCAAATAATAAAGACTCTATCGACAATTTAAATATTGTAAATGACTTTGATATGCTAACATCAATCTCAAACGGTGCATTCTCTTCACGTCTTATGTTGATTGATTTATTCAATCAAAATTATGATTTTGCAGATTATAATTTAAACACTGCAGAAGCACAAGGTAATTTGATCAACAAATACAAACCAGTAAACAGTTTCAAGAATTCTAAAGATCAAACACTATTTGATTCGAAAGAGTCTTTCTTTCGCACCTATTTGTCAATCAATGACACAGCATCTGAAAAAAGCAATGACGTAAAATACTGGCTATTGCCAAGAGCAATGCACATGGTAATGCTCAATCATTTCAAGATTCAAGTCATCATTCCTGGTGATATTGAACTCAAGGCTGGTGATGTGGTCAATTATGAATTCCCAATGTTTGAATCTGCAAATCAGGCAGGAAAAAAGCTCGATAAAAAACGAACTGGTAAATATCTTGTCGCTTCTGTAAATCACAAGTTTACAGAAGATGTATTTGAATCAATTGCAGAATTAGTTTCCGACTCTTACGCTGAACAAGTTCCTGGCGCAAAAGAAGGATTGAATAGATTATCAAAGAAGGGTAAGTAATGCCAGGAGCAAAGAAAAATTTTATCGGACTTGAGGGTTTTATCTGGTGGATTGGGGTCGTCGAAGATCGCAATGATCCAGAGCAACTTGGTCGTGTCCGCGTTCGTTGTTTTGGCTGGCATACAGAAGATAAAGTCAAAATCCCAACCGATACCTTGCCTTGGGCACATCCTGTCATTCCAGTAAACAGTCCAAATGCCTATACACCAAAAGAAGGTGATATGGTCTTTGGATTCTTTATTGATGGTGATAATGCACAAAACCCAGCAATTATGGGTGTACTTCCAGGTAAACCAGATAAGAAGCCAAACTATCAAAAAGGATTTAGTGATCCTGGAACTACTGTGAGTTCTCGTCCGAAGAAACCTGATGATAGCGCAGAGCAATATCCAAAGAACAAGTATATCAAAGAATCAACAGCAAATAGATTGGCTCGCGGTAAATCAGACGGCACAGTGATTGCAACTCGAAAGAAAAATCAGAAAAAGAATATTCGATCTGCTGGCGGCGTTTCATGGAGTGAGCC